CGCCGCCGCCTGTTTCTGGTATTGGCGTTTCAGCTTTAGGTTCAGGCGTAACCGGTTTTGTACGTTCCTCAAATTCTGCCATAAGTTCTTCGGCGCTGCGGACGTTTGCTTTGGTTTGGTGGTATGCCGGATTAGTAACCGGTCCAATCTCGTATATTACCGCTTCTATAATTTCGCGATGGTAACAATCGTTTTCATCGCGAGTTACAATGTCTCCGCCCTTTGGAACTGTAAACGAGAATGACGCACCCCTAACATTTTTTCGGCGCAAATTTTCAACCAAATCCCGTCCATAGGTAGTATTTGGAATAGGCGAACGGAATATCAACCCATCCGCGGTATCCTCAAGGACAAGACGCGGGTTACTTCGCGTCGTAGATAATACGTAATTTTGATTGTGATTAAAATAGCTCTTAACCTCAACCCCTGCCTTCGACAAGCATTTAGTAAATGCCCCGGCTCTGATCTTTTCGTAATATTTATGCCATACTTCAACCTCGCGATCATACACAACGCCGAGCCCGTCAACATATTCCTGCTTTTCCTCGCCTTCAGTTATGGCGCGCAGTTCTACATTGTCAACGTCAACAGTCCGCATTTCAATTTTATTAGGCATTATTAACATCTCCTTCCACCACTTTTGCGAGTGGTTGCATATTCATAGGTACTAATCTTGCTTTTCCGATTCCGTCAGGTAACGGGTTTCTGTCTTCCATTTCACGCATTTCATCAATGTCGTAAATTCCAAGACTCGCGCCCATCCTATATGACGCCATCCTGTCCTTTGTATTTCCGCGCAACAGACCGTCCATTATAAATTTGCAATAATAACTATTGTCATCAATTCCGACTAACTTACTGTTAATCTCTTGTTCCCACAAAGTGCAATGCGGTTGCATATTGAACGTTACAAATATATTAACAAGCATCTCAAGCCCAGGTCCCCACGATGTACTTTTTTCGTGCTCGTGCAGTAGAGGTAGGGGCACATCAAATATACGGGCAATCTCCGCCGTGTCGAACTTTCGGGTTTCGAGATATTGTGCGTCTTCGGGCGGCATTCCCACGCGCTCAAATTTTGTGCCGTCCTCAAGAATAAGCAACTTATGGGCGTTGCCAAGTCCGGCATATTGCGCGAAATGGGCGCGGCGGGATTCTTCGGCTTCTTTAGTCACCGCCTTTGCAACGCCGGATATTATACCGGCAGGGTTAACGCCGTGTTCAAACGATTTAGCACCGAACTCACGCACAGATAACGCCGATCTGAATGTCTCGCGGTGTGCCGTTAGCGGTGACCGCCATCCGTAATCTACAGTAGGGTACAACGCGAAAATTAATAATTGATGAGGTTGTAGTATTCTTGTTCCTCCGGTATCGCTCTGAACGCTGTATACTAATTTCCCAGACGGTGTTTTTTCTGCGGTAACACAGCGCGGATGAATTGGCCATAACGCAACCGGATAGCCGCGACCGTCGAACTCAATCTCGCTTATTCCTGCGCCCCACATCAACTGAAACGACATCATAAGCGTTCGCCATATAGATGCTGTTTGATATGGATTTGGCTGATTATGTAACATATTATATAGTATATGATCTGTCGATTTGCGCTTCCCAGATTCAAGATTTTGATATATTTGTAGCGGGAATATAGACATCGCCGTTGAAATTCTGCGTACTGCACACCATACGGCGGTTAGGCTTAACGCTCGTTCTTCATTTATGTTTCCGCCCGCAGCGCCTATCATAGCCCCTAATGCCGCAGCCGAATTTGGTGGAGGCTGGGGCGCTGATCTATATTCGCTTAGGAGTTTTGAGAATATACCCATTACGCACCTCCTTTAGGTGGCGCGCTGCCTGAATTATTACGCGGGGAAATGGCAAGTAATACCAATATTACGCCAAAGACAATGACGGCAGCAGGGACAAATATCATCCATACGCCGACTATTATAGTGGCGATTCCGAGTATCAGTAGCAGTAAATCAAGTAATTTGCCCATGTTTTCCCTTGTACCGAGCGGAAAACAAAAAGGGACGCGCCTTGAGGAGTCATCCCGATGATCTCCCAAGCACGTCCCTCCGGGGATGGTGCGGCGCGGACTTTTTGAAGTCCGCTATTTAAATTGATAAGGCACTACGTCCTCAATTTTCCTAATTTGTCCAGACCTATCAAAATGAACTATTATCTGACCTTCAGCACATTTTCGTTTAGGTCGTTCATCGACTAATTGCATCAATGTATCACGTTTACATTGAATGCCTCCATTTTTCAAGCCATCCGACTTAATGGATTTAATGCTTATACTCATAAGATAATATCTCCCCAATCAAAAGTCAAGATTTATTTTTATTTTTTTTAAAATATTTTTCAAACAAAAAAACCGCCCCAGGAATCTGACGCCACGACTTGCTCCGGTTTATCGGTCATAGCCCTCACAAATGCCGTAATAGTGGCTGCTATAGGGTCTATTCGTTGCGTAGCTTTGGATTTATCTAACATAATATTTCCGTTGTGATCAGCCCGCGTGACCGCGTTGCCGACCGCCCACGATAGCACCGGGTCGCCGTCGTGCATGACGTGGCGGGCATATACCGCCTCCCTGAATGCCTTTGTCGGCTCCGCGAGCGTTTTTAAACCTTGCCGGATTTCAACGACTGTCTTTCCGTCGTCCATGAGGTCGTTGTTCAACGCCGTTGCGCTCCACGGGTCGGTGCAGTATTCAACATCAGTCAACTCAAAGTCTTCAATCTGATCATATACATATTTAATAACTCGCTTGTAATCAATCACCGCGCCATCGGTCACCGTAATAAATCCGTCTTTGCGCCACACATCATACGGGACCTTATCCGTTCCCATGCGCTCAGCGAATTTGTCTTCCGGAATAAACGAGTGTGATTTTATGGCGTAACGCATTGCACCGTTTTCTGTCCATGTAAATACAAATGATATTGATGTTAGGTCTATTTTAGCAGACAAGTCAAATCCGATATAACATCTTCCAGCAGCCTTACGTGATATACAATCCCAAAATTCATTTTGCGGCACTTTACAAGCCGCCCACCGCGTCATATCCATATAACCCAATGGGCGCGACTGTACCCATACGTTGTATGTTTTAGTCATAAGATTTCGCATTTTCTCCGGGTTGTCAATTGCTTCTTTGGACTCTTGTATAATGCTGTTTCTTACCGTTGCGCTCATTCCTGTAACCGGGTTTGACTTCAATATCGCTTCATCGCTGCCTATTTTGTCAATTATCCCACCCGGCTCAATCTCGCGCCCATCTGGTGTAATAATTATATCATGTGTATTATTTCTGTCAAGTTCGCAAATTACTACAAAATATCTATCATTTTCAACTGGGTCATTTGGGTCAAGAATTTTTGATACGTATGAATATTCCGACCGAAAACACGGATAATCCAAGTTAAAACCGGCTGTTGTAATTATGGATAATAACGGTTGACGACGGGTCTTCATTCCGGAAACAGCCAAGTCTAAATATTCAGGTGTATCGTGCAAATGATATTCGTCTAATATCACAAAGTGCGGATTTGCTCCGTCTCCGCTTTTTTTATCGTCTTTTGATAATCTTGAAAAAGTTGAACCGCTTGCAACATGTTTTATAACTTTCTGCAACATTCCCTGATCATATTTACAAGTAAATTTATTTTTTAGAATGCTATTTTTGAATAGCCATTCAGCTTCTTGCCATACGAACCGCGTTTGTTCTTTTTTGGTCGCGGCAACATAAGCCTCTGCGTTTGGCTCTCCAAATGCTGAAATTTCGTAAAGTGCCTGTATCGCTTTGTTTTGGCTCTTTGCCTGTTTACGCGCCAACTGTTCGTATACTCGGTTATATCTTCGTAAACCGGTATCTTTATCATGCCATCCGTATATGTTGCCGTAAACAAACATTTCATAATCGCAGGGTTCTTTCCGCATTCCCGCTAATTCTCCGCGCGAATGCTTAAATAAGCGCATCCATTTTAAGTAG